TATACAATGTATGGTGTCGATAAAAATTTTGCAAACGGCAAAATACTTTGTTCTGGAAATGGTTTTTATTTTTCTAATGACAATAAGTTATTATCACAAGCATTTAAGGATATTGTTGACTGGGATAGAAATGTAAATGTACGTGATAAAAAATTACTAGAGTTAAGCAGAACAAAAACTATGGAGAGTTTGCTTGGTAATGGGTACATGAAATTAGTCAAAGAAAAAAATAACAATAAAGCATTAGGATGGTTTAAAGATAGGATTGAAACAGGTCAATCCATTGGCATAGAAATGTTTCTTACCGATAAACAATTTAACAGTGGTTTTGATCACGATCGTATGAGTAAGCAAGTTGAGGGTGATTTAATTGCTATGGAGGGTGATCTAAGACTTATCATAACTATCTTAGGTACACTTAATTATGATCATATTATTTACAACAATGCTAAAACCAATCCTAAAATTACTCATACTAGATACGGAGTTATTGCACCAAAGCATACTCTTAAATTAGTGACCATTGATTTGCCTAAACCTAACATTAGAAAAGTTTATAAAGGTATTGTCAGTGGTACAGGAACACCAAAAGCAGAGCATATGAGAAGAGGACATTGGAGAAGAAATCCAGATGGTAAAAGAATATGGATTGAGCCTATGAAGGTAGGTAGTAAAAATAATGGTATCATTGAACATGATTACATCTTGCGAGGTAGGGAGGAAAATACCAATGTTTGATGCTATAACTTGCATGGCCACAGCCATTTTCTTTGAAGCTAGAGGAGAGCCACCTGTAGGTAGAATAGCAGTGGCACAAACAATTCAACAACGAGTGTATGACTATAGGTTTCCAGATAATGTTTGTGATGTTGTGAAACAAGGGAACTATTATAGTTGGGATACTAGCATCCCTATAAAATGGGAATGTCAGTTTA